GGTCGTTCGTTCGCGCTCGCTTTCTCTAGCGTCAGGCGCTGAACGTCTCAAACCCATTGCGGCGCAGGGGATCTCAGTAATCTCACCCCAATCCCAGTTTGAGAGTTCAATAATTCCATAGTATTGAACTGAATTAGAGGCGTTTAACGCTTGCTAGTCACGTTTAGTGAGTTTGCAGCGATCAAAGGGTGCGCGAAGGGCACGGTTACGGCTGCGAGCAAGGCGCGGATTGCTGCTGCTGTGGTGGAGAAGGATGGCAAACGATGGCTGGATCGTGATCTTGCGATTGAGCTATGGGACAAGAACACGAGGGCGACGCACAACAGCAAGGTGCGGCGAGCTGATCCGATTGAGGTGGAACCACCTCGCGATGCAGCGGAGCTGAAGCGGCGCGTTGAGGGATTGCCGGATGACGCGATCCCGGATCTGAATGAGAGCCGTGCGAGGCGTGAGCACTACCAGGCGGAGTTGGCGAAGCTACAGGTGACGCAGCAGCGTGGTGAGCTGGTGCCAGCTGATGAGGTGAAGAAAGAAGCGTTCAAGATGGGCCGCAGTGTGCGTGAGGCGCTGGCGAACTTGGCGGACAGGCTGAGCCATCAGCTGGCTGGGGAGACGGATCCGACGGTGATCCATCAGGTGCTGACGCAGGAGCACCGTGCGGCGCTTGTGGAGCTGTGTGATGGCTGACGCGTGGCGTGATGGGTTCTTGGAGGGCCTGCGACCTGAGCAGCCGCTGACGGTGAGTGAGTGGGCTGATCGGTATCGAAAGCTGAGCAGCAAGGCGAGCGCGGAGCCGGGGCCGTGGCGAACGGATCGGACGCCTTACCTGCGCGAGCCGATGGATTGTTTGAGCAGCGAGAGCCCGGTGCAAAGGGTGGTGATGATGTTTGCAGCGCAGACGGGCAAGACGGAGGCCGGGAGTAACTGGCTGGGGTATGTGATCGACCATGCGCCGGGGCCGATGTTGTGCGTGCAGCCGACGGTGGAGATGGCGAAGCGGCTGAGTAAGCAAAGGCTCGAGAGCATGATCACGGAGACGCCGTGCTTGTCGGCCAAGATCGCGCCGGCCAGGGCGCGGGACTCTGGCAACACGATGTTCAGTAAGGAGTTCAGCGGCGGGATCATGCTGCTGACTGGTGCCAATAGCGCGACGGGTTTGCGATCAGCGCCGTGTAGGTATTTGTTCTGCGATGAGGTGGATGGCTTCCCTGCTGATGTGGATGGTGAGGGCGATCCGGTGAGCTTGGCGGAGCGTCGGACGACGACATTCGCGCGGCGGAAGATCCTGCTCACGTCTACGCCGACCGTGAAGGACTTCAGCCGGATCGAGGCGGAGTATCAGCGGAGCGATCAACGGCGGTTCTATGTGCCGTGCCCATCGTGTGGCGCGATGGAGTGGTTGAAGTGGGGGCAGCTGAAATGGGATGAGGGCAAGCCGGAGAGCGCGAGTTATCAGTGCGAGCACTGCGGCGAGCGATTCGCTGAGATGCACAAGCCGGCAATGCTGCGTGGTGGCGAGTGGCGTGCGACAGCCCCGAGCAATGGGCGCACGGCTGGCTTCCATCTGAGTGGGTTGTATAGCCCACTGGGGTGGTGCAGCTGGGAGCAACTGGTGGATGACTTCCTGCGTGCCAAGGGCGATGCGCCGGCGTTGAAGTCGTTCGTGAATACGCGGCTTGCGGAGACGTGGGAGGAGGATTACGCGGCGAAGGTGAGCGCCGATGGATTGATGGCGCGGCGGATGGATTACAAGCCGGGCGTGTGCCCTGCTGGTGTGGTGCTGTTGACGGCTGGCGTGGACGTGCAAGACAACCGTTTAGCGGTGAGTGTGTGGGGCTGGGGTGAGGGTGAGACCGGATGGTTGGTGTGGCATCAGGAGCTGATGGGCGACCCGACGCAGATGGAGGTATGGGAGCAATTGGATCAGGTGATCGCTACTGAATGGGAGACGGAGAGCGGGCGGCACCTGAAGCTGGCGCAGGTGGCGGTGGACTCTGGCGGCCACTGCACGCATGAGGTGTACCGCTACGTGCGTGATCGCGTGAGCCAGGGCGTGGTGGCGATTAAGGGCAGCAGCAGGCGCAACAGCCCAGCGGTGGGCAAGGGAAGCAAGGTGGATGTGAATTGGCGCGGTCGGGTGATCAAGCGTGGGGTGACGCTGTATCAGTTGGGGACTGACACGATCAAGACGACGTTGTTCGGCCGGCTTCGCCATAACGAGACAAAGGGCGGGCTGAACTTTGGATTGGCCGCGGATGATGAGTATTACCGGCAGCTCACGAGTGAGCGGCAGGCGCTCAGGTATCACCGGGGCTTTCCGATCAGGGAGTGGGTGAAGAAAGCGGGTGATCGAAATGAAGCGTTGGATTGTGCGGTGTATGGCTACGCGGCGATGTTGATCTATGGGCGCAGGATGAATAAGGCGACGATGTGGGAACAGTTAAGAGTGCAGTTGGAAGAGGGCAAGAAAGCACCGCTAAGATCGAGGAAGCAACAGCCGGCAGCGGCTGGGCCTGGTTTTGTTGGCAACTGGTAGCCGTGAACATTCCCGCGACAATCAGGGCAGGCGACACGATCAAGTGGCGGGATATTGCAGGCGTTGACAATCTGGGCAACGAGATCAGCAGCGGCACATGGACGCTGACCTATTACCTGCGGACTAACACCGCTAGCGAGGGTGCCACGGTGGTGGGCACTGCCTATGGCACGGGATGGGAGTTCACCATCGCGGCTAGCACCAGCGCTGGGTTCGATGCGGGGCAGTGGTATTGGCAGGCGATTGCTACAGCTGGCGCCGAGAAGGTGACGCTGGGCGCTGGCCAGCTGACTGTGGATGCGGCGTTGTCTTACGCCGGCACTCCCGGTGCATTTGATGGGCGGTCGCAAGCGCAGATTGATTTGGATGCAGTGCAGGCTGCAATCCGCGCGATTGTTAGCGCTGGCGCTAAGCAATACACAATCGGCAGCCGCAGCTTTACGAAGCTGGATCTAGGTGAGCTTATGGAGCGCGAAAGTAAGCTGAAGGCTGAGGTGAAGCGCGAGCAGATGGCGGACCTAATCGCCAACGGCCTAGGCAATCCGCACAACCTATTCGTGAGGTTCTGATGGGATTGCGGACGCGGCTATTCAAGGCGATGGGTTTTGAGCCGATGCGGCCACGTGCGCGGGCGTATCAGGGCGCGAGGGTTAGCCGGCTCACATCTGACTGGGTGACAAGCGGCACCAGTGCCGACAGCGAAATCAAGAGCAGCTTCAAGGCGCTGCGCAATCGTGCGCGTCAGCTGTGCCGTGACAACGACTATGCGCGGCAAGCGTTGCGGAGCATCCAAAACAATGTGATCGGGCACGGCATTAAGCACCAGTCGCAGGTGCGGATGCTGCGTGGCGGCCGGTTGGATGAGGCGATCAATGGCCAGATCCACGAGGCGTGGGAGCGGTGGATGCACAAGAGCCGCTGTGATGTGAGCGGCCTGCTGGGCTTCCACGATATGGAGCGCCTGCTATGCCGCAGCTTGGCGGAGAGCGGCGAGGTGTTCGTGCGGATGATCCGCAAACCATTCGGTGGCTCGCGCGTGCCGTTCGCGCTGCAGATCCTCGAGGCGGATTACCTGATCGACGACGATATCCCGCAGGCCAAGGAAGGCAACACGGTGCGGATGGGCATCGAGGTGGATGGCTACCTGCGGCCGCAGGCGTACCACTTCTACGCCAACCATCCGGGCGACACGTATGCGGGCAATCCACGGACTAATGGCCGGCGCGTGCGCGTGCCTGCTGATGAGGTGATTCATCTCTTCCTGCCGGAGCGGCCGGGGCAGACGCGTGGCGTGACATGGTTCGCCTCAGCGCTGATGCGGCTGCACATGCTGCAGGGCTATGAGGAGGCCGAGGTGGTGCGGGCTAGGGCGAGCAGTGCACTGATGGGCTTCATCCAATCGCCTGAGGGCGAGCTGATTGGTGATGAGGTGTATGAGAACGAGCGCGTGAGCGACTTCCAGCCTGGTGTGTTCAAGTACTTGGCGCCGGGCGAAAGCGTGACGGTGCCGGATCTGAATGCACCGGATGGCCAGCTGGAACCATTCACCCGTTCGATGCTGCGTGCTGTGGCGGCTGGCGTTGGGGTGAGCTTCGAGAGCATCAGCAAGAACTTCTCAGAGAGCAACTACAGCAGCAGCCGGCTGAGCCTGCTCGAGGAGCGCGACACGTACAAGGTGCTGCAGCGGTTCTTCATTGAGAACTTCCATCAGACGGTCTACGAGAACTGGCTCGAGATGGCGGTGCTGAGCGGTGAGCTGAGCTTGCCGGCATATGAGACAAACCCGGATCGGTACAAGGCGAGCCGCTGGATTCCACGCAGCTGGGAATGGGTGGATCCGCAGAAGGAAGTAAACGCCTACAAGGATGCGGTGCGCTGTGGCTTCAAGACGTTGGGCCAGGTGATCAGCGAGCAGGGCGGCGATCTTGATGATGTGCTGGTCGCGCGTCAGGCTGAGCTGGCGATGTTGGATGAGATGGGCATTGTGGTTGACACTGATCCCAGCGAGGTGAATGCTGGCGGTGGCTCCCAACCTGCAGTAACGATGGGTGGAGAGCCGGCTTTCGCAGATACCGCAGCACCTATTGAGGATGAAGGCTATATAGAGCAATCGGTTCTAGAGGATCCGACTGAAGGGCCAGAAGACTGATGGCAACGATCCAAGGCCAGACCGTTGACCTAATGCCAACGGATGGCATGAGGGAAGAGGCGCAGCGCTACCGCGATTGGAAGGCTGAGGGTCGCGCTGGTGGCACTGCTGTTGCCGCGGCCAGGGCGCGTCAGATCCTGAGCGGTGATGAGTTGTCACCTGACACAGTGATCACGATGGCGGCATGGTTTGCACGCCATGAGGTTGATAAGCAAGGCGAGGGATTCAGCCCTGGTGAGGATGGCTATCCATCAGCCGGCCGCGTTGCATGGGCCGCATGGGGCGGTGATGCTGGACAGAGCTGGGCGAATGAGAAGGCGGATAGAATCAAGGCATTGCAGGATAGACAAATGGAAGAGGCGCGCCCTTATCCAAATGAACATGCCGCGAGGTTGACTGATCCCGGCCAATACGATTCTCTGCGTCGCGAGAATGATGCCGGCGGATCTGGCATTGATTTCATCTACGGAATCAAGGAAGGCGAGAGCGAGATTCAGGCAGTGCGGTTTGATGCGCAGCAATTCACGCCATCCGAAGCGCGTGATTGGCTGAGCGAGCACGAGATGGATCCGATCATGTTTGAGGAAGCAACAGGCGAGCAGCGAGTGCTGCGTGCTGAGCCTGATGAGCTTTCTGAGGGTGACTTCGTGCAGTGGGATTCGAGCGGTGGTACTGCCCGCGGTCGGATCGAGCATGTGATGCGCGAGGGCACGCTGGGCGTACCTGACACTGAGTTCAGCATTGAAGCGAGCGCTGAGGATCCGGCTGCATTGATTCGGATCTATAGCGAGGGCGAGGATGGATGGGAAGCCACCGAGACCTTGGTGGGCCACAAGTTCTCGACACTGCGCAAGATCGCTGAGCTGCGTGCGATGCCAGGCATCGGCCGCCACCAACGCGCTGAGATCACAACCTTTGATGAGGTTGAGGATCGCACCTATGAGTTCCCATTTAGTTCTGAGTATCCGGTTGCTCGTTACTTCGGCAACGAGATCTTGAGCCACGAGGGCAATGCTGCTGATCTGAGCCGTCTGAATGATGGTGCACCGCTGCTGTTCAATCACAACCCTGATCGAGTGATCGGCGTTGTGGAGCGTGCATACATCGATGGCAAACGTCGCCGCGGTTATGCACGTGTGCGGTTCAGCCGCAATCCATTCGCTCAGGAAGTCCTGAACGATGTGAAGGATGGCGTTCTCCGGAATGTCTCCTTTGGCTACTCCATTGACAAAATGGAGGAGCGCGGCAGCGGTGACTTTGTTGCCACTGCCTGGTCTCCTTATGAGGTTTCTGTTGTCTCGGTGCCGGCTGATCCCGGCGTCGGGATCGGCAGATCCTTAGAGGCCGAGCAAGCTGCCTCGGCAGCACCTACACCTGATCCCATTCCTGCAATGGAAAACACCACCCCTGATCTGGCAGTGGTGCGGGCCGAAGCCGCTGAGGCTGAGCGCTCCCGCATCGCTGGCATTTCTGCACTGACCGAAAAGCACGGTATGGCCGACCTCGGCCGCCAGCTGATCGAGTCTGGTCGTTCTATCGACGAGGCCCGCGCTGCTGTGCTCGACAACCTCGACATCAAACAGGAGCCTGTGAACATGAGCGCCGCTGAAATCGGCCTGACTGAGAAGGAGAGCCGCAGCTTCTCCTTCATGCGTGCCATTAACTATCTGGCCAACCCGACCGACCGCGCCGCTCGCGAGGCTGCTGCGTTTGAGATCGAGGCATCTGAAGCTGCTGCTGCGAAGCTCGGCCGTCAGTCCCGCGGCATCACCATCCCTCAGGATGTGCTGCGCCGTGACCTGAACGTTGGCGTTGCAACCGCCGGCGGCAACTTGGTTGCTACTCAGCTCGATGCTGGCAGCTTCATCGATCTGCTGCGCAACGCCTCGGCTCTGGATCAGGCTGGCGCCACTGTGCTGACCGGCCTCACCGGCAACGTGGCCATTCCCCGTCAGTCCGGCGCTGGCACTGCTTACTGGGTTGCTGAGTCTGGTGCTCCCACCGAGTCGCAGCAGACCGTGGATCAGGTGAGCCTGACTCCTAAGACAGTGGCCGCCTTCACTGACTACAGCCGCCGCCTGATGATCCAGTCCTCCATCGATGTGGAGAACATGGTTCGCAGCGATCTTGCCCGTGTGCTGGCACTCAAGATCGACCTGGCTGGCCTATATGGCACCGGCTCCAACGGTGAGCCCCTCGGCCTGAAGCTCACCACCGGCATCGGTACCGAGGACTTCGCCGCTGATATCCCTACCTTTGCTGAGGTCGTGGCACTCGAGAGCGACGTGGCTACCGCCAACGCTCTGCTCGGCAACCCTGTCTATCTGATGAACGCTGCCATGCGCGGCGGTCTGAAGACCAAGGCCAAGGATGCAGGTTCCGGCATGTTCGTGATGGAAGGCTCCGAGGTGAACGGCTATCAAGGCGTTCTCTCCAATCAAGTTGCCTCCGGTGATCTGTGGTTCGGCAACTTCGCTGACCTGATCATCGGCTACTTCTCCGGCCTGGATCTGATGGTGGATCCCTACACC